CATCCCATGCTTTATAAGGATCGACTCCATAAGCATCAAGAGTACCAATGGCTACAACACATAAGTCAATTAAACCATCAACGATTTCTTCGGAGTCATTATTTGTAACTGCTGCTATTGTTTCCATTAACTCTTCTTTCAAAAAGTCAATTCTGAATTCTAAAAACTTTCGTAGTTTTTCTTTATCAGCCGATGCAACCCACTCACGAGTCTTGTATTTTGTTTGCATTTCATTTATATCTTTTACCCAGTCTTTACTCATTGTGCAATTACCTTGTTATCTGGTACTACAATACCTGAATCCATTTGTCTTATTTGGTCAACCAATTCATCGACTGGATCAGTGATAAACATAACAAATTGTTTAGGTATGGTAATTCCATCTTTTGCTTTTGTGTAGGCCATAAATGGCATGAATCCGATTTTACCTTCTCCTGCAGGGATTAAAGTATAACCATCTTTAATTTCGACTTCATCATTTCTTTCAATGACTTTGCCAATAACTTCCTCACCTGAGGACAATCTAACTAATTTCATTTTTTTCTCCATAGTTGTATATATTATACCACACTTTGTGTGTTTTGTAAATAGTTAATTTGACTTTTTTATTACCCAAAGAAATCCTCCAATGATGCAACTTCTTTTGAGTTCCAACCTACCGCATCGAGGATAGGGTCAATCGGATCTAAGAATGTCTTTTGGAATTGCAATTCAAAATCAATATATTTGCGAAGATTAAATTCTTCTGGTAAATAGTCTGGAAATGCAATGACATTTTCTTTGATTGGGTTTGGTGTTCTTAAGTATAAGAACTTAATTTTGTCACCGTTTTGGATTTGAGCATACTTCTTTGTGAGTGCCAAATCGTGTAGTTGTTTATTATAAAGTAAAGAACCACGTACGTGTATAGGCGTACCTTTTTTGTATATAGTATTATTGTCTTTATATTCTTTTACTTTTGATACACCGCGTGGGAATGCAATTTCATCAGATGGTAATGTCTTAAAGTAATTCTTAAATTGTTCAATTGATTGTTGAACTTCAGCTTCACTACTTGTCATTATAACTTTGAATAATTCTTTAAGAGCATCACGACATGGCTCAGGTGTAGAAGACTTAATTGCTTCAATGCCCATAACCTTCAGCTTAGGTTCTTTATAGCGAACACCTTCATTATCTTGAACGTTAAGGATATATCTTTTCTTAGCTGTCCATATACCACGATCAGCGATAACCTCACGTTTCATTACCATACGATTTGATACACCTCCTAGCATATCATATAGATCTGCATAAGATTTATCAAGTACTGGTTCAAGTGTATCAGAAGCAATCTTATCGAGAAAGTCAATAGGATTCTTTGGATTAAATTTATTTACAATATCATCTAAGCTAACATACAACGAGTCTGTGTCAATTGCAACGACATAGTCTTTAAATGATGTAGTCTGCATTGTTCTATTAAGGAAGGCGTTAAGTGCATATTCGGCCCATCGAATGGTGAGCTGTCCTGTAAGGGTAATTGCTTCTGCGATTCTCTGATCGAAGAATCTAAAATATTTATTGCCCATAGCACCATAAAGACTATTAAGAAGAATTTTAATTGCCACTTGTCTATTTTCAGCGATAGATATTTCTCTTTCAATCGCGTAAAGTTCTTGTTTATCATTTTTGTCCACCTTTTGTAATTTCTTTTGTGCTTGTATCATATCAGCTTTAATGCCAACACGTTCTTGATACATTTCATCAATGATCGTTGGAATGATACCAACTTTTTGAGTATTGAAGTATTGACCATTGGCAGCCAATGCTTTACCTTTATTGTTTGGTCTTTGTGATTTTGTAAGTATTTGTTCAATATCCACATTTGTTATTTCACCATCAGCAATTGTTTCTGGTGACATATTGTATTGCATAATGATTGAAGGATATAGAGAATTTAAGTCAAAACTTACGAGGTTTTCATGTATGCCAACTTGTGGTTCTTTAACGTAACCACCAGGATAGAATGTTTTAACCTTATCTTCAATGAATGGTATTACAATATTATTTTCATGTAGCTTACGATAAATGATTGTGTCCCATATTGCAGTAGTGCCAAACGTGTCATTATAGTTTACACCACCTTTATATGCCATAGTCATACATAAAGTAATGAGTCCCATCTTATCTTCAATACGATCAACTAACTCTACATCCTTAATGTTATAGTCAATAAACTTTTGATGATTGTGTTTGTATAGAGTATGAAGGTTACCATATTCTTCGTATGATAGTTTCTTTTCTCCTAGGACAACATGAGCGATATGATCAAGTTTATATGATTCTTGTGGACCATAAGAGTAACCAAACTTTTTGAATAAGTCAAGGTAATCCAGATTTGAAATACCCTTTAATTCATATGCTGTTTGAGTTCTACCCATAGTTGTAATATCTCTACGTTCAATCATTCCCCAAGGTGACAACCTTTTAACATACGCTTCACCAAGAAGTTTGTGTATACGATTGACAAGATAAGGTACATCAAAGAACCTTGTATTCCAACCTGTTATTACATCAGGCACATTCGATGGTTGTGACCAGTGAGTAATAAAGTTAATAAGTAAATCGGCTTCGGTTGCATATTTGTTATACACAACACGATGAGTTTTCATATATGACTTTTCAATGTCATAATCACCAAGGCCCCATATATGATATGTGTTATCGATATTGTTTTTCATAGTGATTGATATCACTTTATGCTCAGCTTTGTCTGGCTCGGGGAAGCCATCATCCGACGCAACCTCGATATCAATAGTAGTCACATTTATTTTGTTCCTATCGAATTCGAGTTGACCAGGATAGTGGTCATTGATGAAAGTTGAGATATATCGAGTGTTACCGAAAATATGGAGCCCGGCAACTTGTTTGTTTCTTTGGACCCATTCATTTGCTTCACGCATAGTTTCAAATGGAACTTCCGCAACAGGGACACCTTCTAGAGATTTCCACTTTGTTGGACGGTTCGTACTTACGTAAAGCTTTGGTCCGTATTTAATCTTTTCTGTAATTCTTTTGTTATGATCATATCCACGAAGTAATATCATATTACCATAACGTGAGACATTAGTGTAGAATTTTGACATATAATCTATTATACCATAGTTTAGTGATAATGTAAACCATTATTTTCATTCATAAGATTGGGGGTAATTTCTTACCCCCGCATGATTTCATTTTTAGAAGCTTACCCAGGCTAAGTAGATTGTGAGTGGTGCTAAACCTATAATAACACCGCCAATAATCATCATACCTAGGGCCTCTGCAATATCATCATATTTCGAAATGATGTATTTCATTCTGTTTCTCCAGTAAAAAGTTTATTACTTATCTACTGGGTTTTCGCTGATGTTAGCCTTTCAAATATTGCTTTTTCTTTGATGCCCCAGCAGACCCTATTTCGATCTTCCTAGGACGCTTTTCTTCTGGGAGTTCAACCCTGGCATACACCACGAGTATTCCGTCCACAAGATCAGCACCATCTATAACGACAAATTCAGAGAGTCGGAAGCTTTTCTCGAATTTGCGAGATGAGATTCCTTTATAAGCATATTCTCTATCATCATTCTCAACAGCTCCTTTGATTTTAAGGATACCGTCTTTCAGTTCGATATCAATATCATCCATTGAGAAACCTGCCACAGCCATTTCGATTAAGAATTTCTCTTCATCGATTTTCACAATGTTATGTGGTGGGTAGTTATCTGTTCCAGCTCTAGCACTTGTATGAATTCTTTCTAAGTCTTCAAATAAAGTATCAAAGCCAACGAATAATGAACGAGGTACGTTCAAAGTATTTCTTACCATTTTAATTTCCTCCTATTATTTAGCAAGGTTGTGGAACCCGAACCATTCGGCATTCCTATTTTATTTATACAGGTTTAACTCTCAGTTTGAGAATTTCCTATATTATATTTTGGACATAATTCCCATTGAGATTTCTCTTTAAAAGGAATGACCTTTATTTGTCTCAATGGAGCTAAGTCCTTTGCTGATTCAGGTTTAACTATAGAGACTAAGCCCCAGTCAGCTAACAGAGTAGCAATTGTATTCCTACGCTGTAAATCGTTCTCTATTAGATTGGATGGCTTTCCATCTAATAAAAATAATTCTTTAAAATGTACTATAAAATACCTACCTTGTTTATGTAATATATGACAAGATTGGTATAGTTTGTTGTCTTTACGCGATGCAACTCCAATACGAGTTAATGTTTCTCTTATCTTAAGAAAGTCATCGGGTTCGTTAAGTGTGACTTCAAGCATATCAGCTGAAGTCCAATTGTTAATTTGATTTTGTTCTTCCACCTTTGTTCATCCTTGTTTTTAACTCATCAATTTGTTCATTACTAAGTACTGTTAAAACGGATTTAGCTTTTTCGTTGCTATAACCATAATAATTCTTAATGAGTTCTAGATTCTCCACCTCACTCGGTTTTAACCATTTGGAGAACCTTTGTTTCTTCTTAATTATATTTATAAAAAAATCGAATTGAAGACGGCTATCGAGGTGATGATATTTGTTCATTTCATTCGCAAAGAGTATTGTATCAGAAAAGAATGATAATGCCTTATTGATTATAAAAGGATTATATTCTTTCTCTGATAAGTCATCAACCATAATATCTTTCTTACTGTAATTAATTGCGTTTACATAATCGAATGGACTCATTTAAAGTTCACCCCCGCCATAACTTCTGTAAGACATGCGACCATATTGAGTTCATGATCTGCAACAAAACTATCCTTATATTGATAATCTGCAAGTATGAGTACCAATTGTGGAATAGATTGTGGGTCCACATACTCATTCATATTATCATATAGCTTTCTAAAAATAGCAGTTGGTTCGATATCAATGTTATCAACTACCCATTTACGCATACCTTTGAAGTTTTTAATTTTAAGATGATTGACAAGTGAATCAATTGAAACATCAGATACATTAACTAAAATACCTGAGTCAATTTTACCACCGACCGCATATCTCTGTAACTCATTTATAATTCTTCTGAAATCCGGAAAGTGTTTAATGATAAACTGTACTAAGACTTGTTTGTCATATTCAATCTTTTCTTCACCAAGGATATACATTAACCTAGCCATAAAGACTGAGGCTAATCTATCTTTTTCTCCTCTTGGTAAAGCAAACTCAATGACAGAGCATCGACTGTGTAAAGGTTCAATGATTCTATTCTTGAAATTACAAGTAAGAATGAACCTACAGTTTTCGCTGAACTCTTCGATAAACCCACGTAAAGCAGGTTGGGTGGACTGTGGGTTCAGATAATCAGCTTCATCCAAGATGACCAACTTGTGTCCACCCGATAACGAAACAGTTGATGCAAATTGTTTTATCTTATTACGAAGTGTATCAATATTTCCTTCTTCGGATCCGTTTATTATTATATAATCTAAATCTAATTTTTTCGCTAATGCTTTAGCGATTGTTGTCTTACCGACACCAGCTGTGCCAGTAAATAACATATTTTGTATTTCACCTGCTTTAATGATATCACTAAATGTTTTATGTAAATCTGCAGAGAGAATACAATCATCGACCGTCTGTGGTCTATACTTTTCTACCCATAAAAACTCATTCATTAATTAGTATCCCATTGTTTAACTGTGTCCAATTTGAAACTTCTCCAAGCTTTCTTATCGAGAGCCCAGCATGCGAAGTGGTCAGATTCTACATTCATTTCGACTTTTATAT